AATTTCAAAGTCTGGACATGGACTAAATATCCATAGGTGAAACTTATGGTTAATGTCTCATTTGATTATATCAAAGAAGAACGAGGTATACCTTCAGGTAGAAGCAGATCCGCACGTCTACTATGAATTAGCAGACCAATTTACCTTTGAGGTTCCTGGTGCAAAGTTTATGCCCCAGTATCGCAACAGATACTGGGACGGAAAGATTCGTTTATTCAATACCCAGAACGGAGAGATATATGTTGGGTTATTGGATAAGGTTACAAAGTTCTGTGATGATCACGGATACACTTATGAGTTTGTAAATAGCAAGTATTATGGTCTTCCCTTTGAGACGAATGATATGATCTCAAAGGAAGGTGTAAAAGATTATATGAATGCTATCTGTAAGTATTCCCCGAGAGATTACCAAGTTGAGGGAGTATACGACGCCCTACGACATAATAGAAAGTTGTTGATATCCCCAACTGCTTCTGGAAAGTCTCTGATGATATATTCTCTTGTGAGATATTACGTTGAGAAGCAACAAAATATTCTGATAGTCGTTCCGACGACTTCGCTAGTAGAACAGATGTATAAAGACTTTGCAGACTATGGTTGGGATGTAGGTTCATTTTGTCACAAGATATACGCTGGTAGAGAAAGGGAAACTGATTCCCAAGTTATCATCACTACCTGGCAGTCCATCTATAAACTCCCCCGAAAATATTTTGAACGATTTAACGTAGTTGTTGGGGATGAGGCACACCAGTTCAAAAGTAAGTCATTAATATCTATAATGTCAAAACTTGCAGACTGTAAATATCGCTTTGGATTTACAGGAACACTTGATGGAACACAAACCCATAAATGGGTTCTTGAGGGATTGTTTGGACCCTCTTACAAGATCATCAGAACAGAAGAACTGATGGCAAAGGGTCATGTTGCTAAATTAGATATTAATGTACTTCTACTGAAGCACCCAGCACATAAGTTTGAAACTTTTGAAGATGAAGTTCAATATATTATCAATCATGATCGTAGAAATAAATTCATAAGAAATCTTGCCCTAGACCTTAAGGGTAATACTCTTATCTTATTTTCAAGAGTCGAAGGTCATGGTCAACCATTATATGAACTGATAAATAACAATAGTGTAGAAACTCGTCATGTATTCTTTGTTCACGGTGGTGTGGCAACAGAGGATAGAGAAAAAGTAAGGGAGATCACAGAGAAAGAAAACAACGCAATTATTGTTGCTTCATACGGAACATTCAGCACAGGAATTAACATTAAGAATCTCCACAATGTTATTTTTGCTTCTCCATCCAAATCTAGAATTCGGAATCTCCAGTCTATTGGACGTGTGCTCAGGAAAGGCAATAACAAGACAAAGGCAACTCTCTATGACATTGCTGACGACATTTCCTACAAATCCCGGAGAAACTACACACTTAATCATCTAATTGAAAGAATCAAAGTTTATAACGAAGAAAATTTTAATTATGACATTGTAAACATACCATTAAAGAATTAATATGGAAGACGAATTTTACTCAATTATAAAACTTACATCTGGTGAAGAAATATTATCTCTGGTTTCTGTTGATGAAAATGATGGAGACCCAGTAATTTTATTGCAAAATCCCATTACCATGAAAGTGCTTCATAGTCCTCATGGTATGCATCTCAAAGTTAAATCTTGGATAGAAATGTCATCGGATGATATCTTTATTATCAGACCTGAAAGAATTATTACAATGACTGAAACTAAAGATCAAAAATTAATTGATATTTACAACAGTTATATTGAAGATGAAGAAGATATGGATATCTATACACCTAGAAGAAACTCTACCGATGAACCCTCAGGTGAAACTAAACCTTGTAGAAAGATGGGATACTTATCTTCAGTAGAAGAAGCAAGAAAAACTCTAGAGAATATCTTTAAACTTACAGATACTAAAGAAAGCTAAGCCCTTCTCTTCAACCTTCACAAAGGAACTCTACTCAATATTTCTTATATTGTCAAGCCTCAAAAGTGTGTTATAATAAACATAACTTATAATAATACAAAGAGTAATGACTCATGCCAAAGAAGAAATCAGAACATTATGTAAACAATAAAGAATTGTTGGAAGCAATGATTGTCTATCGTACTAAGGTAGAAAAATCATACATGAAGGCTTTCAATAAAGACCTCACTGAGTTTCCAAAGCAGGAAAGAGGTAAGAAATGGGAAGGTAAACCACCCATTCCAAATTATCTTGGAGAGTGCTTTCTTAAAATTGCCACCCACCTCTCATACAAACCAAATTTTGTTAATTACATGTTCCGAGAGGATATGATTTCTGATGGTATTGAAAATTGCGTACAATACATTCATAATTTTGACCCAGAGAGGTCTAAGAACCCTTTTGCATACTTTACTCAAATTATCCACTATGCCTTCCTGAGACGCATTCAGAAGGAGAAGAAGCAACTGGAAATCAAGACCAAGATTATTGAGAAGACCGGATTCGACGAAGTAATGATGGTTGACGATAGCTTGCTTTCTGGGCATAGTTCGGAGTATAATAGCATCAAAGATGCGATCCAATACAAAAATAGATGAAGATTGCGATTATCACAGATACCCACTATGGTGCTCGTAAGGGTTCCAAGTATCTCCATGACTATTTTGAAAAGTTCTATGATGATGTTTTCTTCCCTACCCTAGAGGTAGAAGGGATTGATACTGTCATTCATATGGGTGATGCTTTTGATAGTCGCAAGTCTATTGACTATCAAAGTTTAGAGTGGGCGAAGAGAGTTGTATTTGAGAGACTAAAGAAGTATAAAGTTCACATGATTATTGGTAATCATGATTGCTACTACAAGAATACTAATGATGTAAATTCACCAGCACTCTTACTTCAAACATATAAGAACATCAAAACCTATAGTAAAATTTCTGAGATTACTGTAGATAAATTAAAAGTATTGCTTGTTCCCTGGATTAACTCTGAAAACTTTGAGGAGAGTGTTAAGGTTATTAAGGGTTCTGATAGTAAATGTGTAATGGGTCACCTTGAACTCAATGGATTCAGAGCACACCGTGGACACATCATGGAAGATGGTATGTCCTGTGATATGTTTGATAAGTTTGAAAAGGTATTTTCTGGACATTATCATACACGAAGTGACAATGGAAAAATCTTTTATCTGGGTAATCCTTATGAGATGTTCTGGAACGACGTGAACGATACCAGAGGATTTCATATCTTCGATACGGATACCCTCACTCATACCCCAGTTAACAATCCTTATAAATTATTTTATAACATCTACTATGAGGATACCAATTATAAACTCTTCAATGTAAGTGAGTATGAGGATAAAATCGTAAAGGTTATTGTCCGTAAAAAATCAAAACCTAAGGACTTTGAAAAGTTTATTGATAAACTTTATTCAGTCGGAGTTCAAGATCTCAAGATCATTGAAAACTTTGATATTCAAGAATCAGAAGAGTTTGATATTGATGAAGAAGAGAATACACTTTCAATTCTAAATCGTTATATTGACGAATCTGAATTTGAACTTGATAAGAATGTAATCAAAGGTATCTTCCAGGATTTATACAGACAAGTTTGCGAAGTTGAGTAAATGTATCTTCTAAGCCTCCAAGATAATAGAGATGACGGTGCCTATGCCGTTCAGGACATGGAAGGTAATAAGGTCTTGTTTTTGTTTGAGGAAGAGGATGATGCGGAAAGATATGCTATGATGCTAAAAGACCAAGAAGATGCTAATATGGATATAGTAGAAGTAGATGATGAACTTGCCATAAAAACTTGTAAGCACTATTCTTATAAGTATGCAATTATTACACCTGATGACATTGTGATTCCCCCTAAGCATGATAACTTTCAAAAAGATTAAATATAAAAATTTTCTTTCATCCGGCAATCAATTTACTGAGATTGATTTCCAAAAGCATCACACTAATTTGATTGTAGGCACTAACGGTGCTGGTAAATCGACAATGCTTGATGCACTGACATTTGTATTGTTTAACAAACCATTTCGTAAAATCAATAAACCTCAACTGGTGAATGCCACAAATGAAAGAGATTGTGTAGTTGAGATTGAGTTTTCTATCAATAGTAGAGATTATTTGGTGCGTCGGGGGATTAAACCAAATGTATTTGATATTGAGGTGAATGGTAATCCTCTTCACAAAGAGGCAGATGACCGTGCTAATCAACGCATCCTAGAAGAAAATATTCTTAAGGTAAATTACAAATCATTCACTCAAATTGTAATCCTAGGTAGTAGCACCTTTGTGCCTTTTATGCAACTGACTACTGCCAATCGTCGTGAGGTGATTGAGGACCTATTGGATATTCGTATCTTCTCTGCTATGAATGCACTTATCAAAGATAACATTCGTACCAAGAAAGATCAAATTAAATCTTTGGATCTTAAGAAGGAAACTCTTAAGGATAAGATGAAGATGCAGCAAGAGTTTATTGAGGAACTGGAGAACCTCAGTAATGCGAATATTGACTCCAACAATGAAAAAATTACCAAGTTGGATGAAGAAGTTAGTAAGTATATGGAAGATAATGAAAGTCTTGAAGTGGATATTTCCAAGCATACAAAGGACCAAGAAGCAGTTATTGGTGCCACAGATAAGTTATTAAAACTAAACAATCTTCGTGGAAAAATCTCTCAAAAGGTAGGCACAATTACCAAAGAACATAAGTTTTTCACAGAAAATACGGTCTGCCCCACCTGTCAACAGGATATAGAAGAAGAGTTTCGTGTAAATAGAATTAGTGACGCTCAAAATAAAGCAAAGGAGCTCAAGAAGGGTTACGAAGACCTGGAAGAGACTATAAAATTAGAACAACAACGAGAGCGTCAATTTAATATTCTTTCCAAGGAGATTACGAAACTAACGCATGGCATTTCTCAAAACAATACTCGGATTAATCTCAACCAGAGACAGATACGAGAACTTGAACATGAAATTCAAACTATTACCAGTAACCTACAGAACAGAAATACTGAACATGAGAAATTAGAACAGTTTAAAGACAATCTCCAAAAGACAATTGAATACCTATCAGACAAAAAACAAGAAATCGTTCACTACGATTTTGCCTATTCCTTACTCAAGGATGATGGTGTAAAAACAAAAATCATTAAGAAGTATCTTCCATTTATTAATCAACAGGTTAATCGTTACCTTCAGATGATGGACTTTTACATCAACTTTAAACTTGATGAAGAGTTCGGTGAAACGATTGAATCACCTATCCACGAAAACTTTTCTTATAGTTCTTTCAGTGAGGGTGAAAAAATGCGTGTTGACCTTGCACTACTCTTCACCTGGAGAGAAGTTGCAAGACTTAAGAATTCTGTGAATACTAATCTGTTGATTATGGATGAGGTGTTTGATTCTTCACTAGATGGTTTTGGAACGGAAGAGTTCTTAAAGATTATTCGTTATGTCATTAAGGATGCTAATATCTTTGTTATTTCACATAAGTCTGACTTACATGACAAATTTGAAACTGTCATAAGGTTTGATAAGGTAAAGGGTTTTTCACGTATGGTGTCATGAGTAACTGGAGGGAAGAATACAAACAGTTCACAAGAAACAAAAAGGAACTTGATCTGCTAGAAAACGGACCAAAGAGTCTGGCACAGTCATGGCATATGCAAGCCATGTATAATAAGTGGAAACGTATTAAGGGAATTAAGGATCCCGAACCACCAAATTGTCAATCGTCACTAAAGGAGTTTTTTCGTGACAACCCCTAACTGGCAACACCACTCCAAGAAGGAGCAGAAACGAACTCTCAAACCTCAAGCAATGAGAGCAAGGAGAGAAGCACTCAGACAATTCAAGAAGCGTCACAAGAACCGCCCAGACAAGGCGGTTTCGTCGTATTATGAGTCCATACGAACGGAACATTATGGTAGTTTCACACGAGATCAAATCCCAACTAGCTAAACTTCTAGCAACCGAAGATCTTGTAGTAGAACACAAGAACGTTGAAACTGCCTGCTTCAATGTTCACACCAGAGTGCTGACCCTTCCTATGTGGGATGGTGCTACCAATCAAGTGTATGATATGTTGGTGGCACACGAGGTGGGTCACGCACTCTATACTCCAGACCGTGATTGGATCAAAGAATACAAAATTTCCCCACAATTTGTGAATGTTGTGGAAGATGTCCGTATTGAGAAGTTGATGAAGCGTCGTTATGCTGGCATCTCTAAGACCTTCTATCGTGGATATAGTGAACTCTCTGACAATGATTTCTTTGGTGTAGAGTGTGAAGATGTAAGCAAGATGAACCTTGCTGATCGTGTAAATCTTCACTTCAAGATTGGAAACTTTGTTGATATTCCTTTCGGTGAAGATGTAGAGATGCCTATTGTTCGCATGATTGAAGAATGCGAGACTTTTGATGATGTTCTCTTGGCATCAGAAGCACTTTACAAATATTGTAAGGAGCAGATGGATACTGAGACCAAAACTGATATGGATTCATTGGAATCTCAGAATTCTAGTTCATCTGAAGAACAGGGTGGTGACTCAATGCAGCAACAGCAACCTGGTGAAACTGATGATGGTGAAATGCAGGATACGGAAGAAGTTTCTAATCAAGTTGAAGAACAAGAGGATAAGAATACTACTCAGGCAGGAGAGGCAAATCAAGAACCTGAAGTAAATACGATGGATGCACTCAATGATGCTATCAAGGAACTTACATCTAATGATGGTGTTGAGAATGTGTATATTGAACTTCCTGAGTTAAATCTTGATGATATTATTGTTTCCAACAGGAGAATTCATGAGGAGTGTGATGAGCACTGGGGAAGTCCTCTTGATCCCAGTGTTTTTGATTTTGTTGATTCTGAATTCTTGAAGTTCAAAAAGTCGGCACAGAAGGAGGTGAATTATCTTGTCAAAGAATTTGAATGTAGAAAATCTGCTAGTAGTTATGCTCGTGCTACTACTAGTCGCACTGGAGTTCTGGACTGCTCTAAACTCCACACCTACACATACAACGAAGACCTATTCAAGAAGGTAACCACACTTGCCGATGGTAAGAACCATGGATTAGTTTTTATTCTTGACTGGTCTGGTTCAATGGGAACCGTGATGCTTGATACGATGAAGCAACTCTTCAATCTTGTATGGTTTTGTAAAAAAGTTGGTATTCCTTTTGATGTTCATGCTTTCACTAATGAGTATCCTCTCATTAATAAGACATCTGGTATCAGAGAACTTTCTTATCAAAAGAAAGAAGGATTAATGCACGTTGGTGAATATTTTTCACTCATGAATATCCTGACACATAATGTAAGTGGTAAGGTTCTGGAGCAGCAGATGAAAAATATCTTCCGACTTGGATATTACTTCAGCCGTTATGCAATGTATCCTATTCCTGTTGGAATGGGTCTTTCAGGAACTCCTCTCAATGAAGCAATGGTTAGTCTTCATCAAATCATTCCTCAATTCAAGAAGACTAATGGTGTTGAGAAAGTTCAGTGTGTTGTACTGACTGATGGTGAGGGATATTGTCCCAAGTATCATCGTGAGATTCAACGTCACTGGGAACATGAACCTTTCATTGGTCTCGGTAGTATTGGATATAACTGCTTCTTGCGTGACCGTAAGACTGGAAATACTTATGCTCTCAATGGAGATTGGGGTAGGATAACAGATACTCTTCTTACAAACTTGAGGGACAAATTTGCAGATACCAACTTCATTGGTATTCGTGTTCTTGAAGGTCGTGATGCAAATTCATTTATTCGTCGTTATAATGACGAATATTCAAAAATGGAAAAGTTGCAGATTGAATGGAAAAAGCAAAGGTCATTCTCTATCAAAAATTCTGGATACCATTCTTACATTGCACTTTCTGCAACTGCTCTAGGAAATGAATCTGAATTTGAAGTTGAAGAATCTGCATCTAAAACTCAAATCAAAAAATCATTCATGAAGAGTCTGAAAAACAAGAAGATGAACAAGAAGATTTTGAACGAGTTTATTGAACTTGTTGCCTGATAAATATTTTTACATA